CTCTTCACAATTTATTTCGACATCTACACAACTACCATCATTTAATGCGTTTACATATTCTATACCTTTATCTGAATATACCCAAGATTTTCTATTATCTATAATACACTTTAAATCGGGCATTGGGCAAGACTCAGTAGTAATTTTAGTTACGATGTCACATTCATTAAAATTAACTTGTATATTATCAATTAATAAACAAACATCACATTCATAATTTTCAATTTCGATACCAATAAAAAATTGTTTATTTGGGTAACATTTTTTAAGTGCTTCACAAATAGATGTGGGAATATTAAAATTTAATGTTTGCCATTGTGGTTCAAATATATTAGTTAGTCCTGTAAATCCATTACTAATCAATTCTTGTGTTATTTGATCTTTTACAGTAACTTCATCATATTCATCACCTTCAATTATAACACCACTATAATTTTGTGGTGTAAACTCCCATATTGGATTTATATTATTAGTAAGTGGTAATGTTGTTAAATTATAATGAGTTAAACTTGGTGGTATTGTTCCAATATTATTATTATCTACCTCTATTGTGAAATTTATTTTTAAATCATCAATAAAACTTAAATATGTGTCACAATCATTTAATAATTTATCATAACCACTTTGTATTGTATTGCCCCATTCATCATAACATAATTGAGCTGATATTTCCATATCAGAAATTAGTTGATATAAATCTTGTATTATTACATTTATTTTACCTAAAAATGATACACAACATGGTGATTTTAATTGTGGTTGGGAAGCTTCTCCTTTTTTAGCTTGGAATTCTTCTAATTTAGTGTTTAAATTACTTAATTTTAAATTTATTTGATTGATAGTTTCTTTCTCATCACCATTTAGTTTATTAATTACCTTTACCGCTTCTGTTTTTCTATTAGTAAGTCTAGTGATATGAGAAGCGTCTGTAACTTTAATTCTATTTAATGTTAAATTTTGTGTTTCTGTTATTGTTATATTGGGACCATTTCTTAAAGTTTCTGGCTCAACATCTAATATGTCAGATACTACCTTAGTATTATCAATTATATTATTTTGTTGTTGTTCTTCTACACTAGATTTAGTATTTAATTCTGGTATGTCACAATTAGTTGAGGGGGTTAAATCGTCTATTCTATTTAATGCGTCATTATATTGTTGGGTATATAAAGATGATTTTTCAGTATTTCCATCAGATTTTGCTTGATTAAGTAAAACATTAGATGTGTTAGCTATATTACATTCAGTTATTAATTTTTTATAAACATCTTTTTCTTTATTTATTTCTGAAGTTTTTTCATTAACACAAATATTATACTCATTAGATTCTTGTTCTGGTGTAGTTATTGTTGAATTATTTCTACAATATTCAGCCACATCAAACCCATCAAGGATATTAATTTGTTGTTGGTATACTCCACATTCTATTGATGTAGTTTGTTCACTTTGAAGACTATTGATGGATACTTTTCTTTTTTGAATACCGCTTAATTCTTTATTTATTTCATCAATAATTGTTTGTTGTTCCAATTTTTTATTTTGGGAATCATCAATTAATTTTTTCTTAGTAAAATTTGTTTCTGATATTTCTACTTGTGTTGTAATTAAACTTCTATCTATATTTGAAAGACTTTTTCCTCCAGTAGTTCCTGAAATACAATCTTCTAATATTCCTTGTATTTCAATTGTTTTATTTAATACTGATCTACTATTAAATAATAGTCCCGCCCAATACATACAATCACCGGGTGGAAATAATGCACATATACTCTGAGTTGTTATATAGTTATAGTCAATATCAATAATTTGACCGTTAGGGGTTAAGTTAAATATGGTATTATCGCATACAGGATAAAAAGAAAATGAACCTTCTACTCTATCAAAACAACTACCATCATTTATTAACCCTATTTGTGTTAAAATATTATCATAAATATTAATATTAGTACTCACATTGGGGTCAGTTCCAATTGGTAATGTATTATTACTAATATCTTCCATTATTTGATTCCACTTGAAACTATACAATTCTTTAAATGGAGAAGGTTTACCATACAATTCTACTACTTGACCACCTAAAGCTTCACAACATTCTACTGGTGGATTTAATTGTATTACTCGTTTTGTCCAGATTTCTTCTTCACCATCATTCCCATCAAAATTATTTAATAGTAAATCACTTTCTTCTTCAGAACTAACAAATGTTATAAAATCTGGACAAAATAAACTTTCTAAAGTTTGATCGTGGAAAATAGTAGGTAAACAAGGAATATTAGAAATATTATTTGGTGGTATTGTTGGTGCAGGAAGTGGTATCGAAGGAGCTACCGACCCCTCAATATGTTCGGTTGGTACCGGTACCGTATTTAATAATCCTGTTGATGCACCTAACCCAGTTGGTTGGTCACCTACTACTGTTACAGATCCAGTTGTAGTTGAAGAGGTTAAAGTAGGTGAAACATGAATTGGGGTAGTGGGTATAGTTCCTACCCCAGTAGTTTCACATTCACAATTACCACAATTTGCACAATTTATTAATGATGTTGGGGTATATTTAATCATATAATCAAATCTGATATTTAATTCACAATCACAACCATGTTGGTCTGTTTGTGGTAAATAAAACCCACTAAAACCATTACTACCTAAAATTAATTTTAAATCTTTAAGGCCAGTACAAGGAATAAAATTAGTATCTACACAAGCATTCCATGTTGGTTGTGAAACTGGTTCATCACCAACTAAAATTAATTGTTGCGTAATAGAATTAATAATGAATGTCCCATAGATGTATCCTTTTGATATACAACATTCTTTATAAAGATCCGCGCCAGTTTCTACCGTATCTAACCAATCTAATCTTTCTGTACTATCCACAGGATAAATAGGTTTTAACGATATTCTACCATATTGATCAATTTCTGCCACTTCCCAAGATGCACAATCCATTAATTCTGAATTTAGTTTATTTGATCCAAAATCAGTACTTACTTTATTAGAAGAATCTACAATACCTTTAACATATGACCCTTCTGCGTAATTAGTGAGAGTTGCAATTGTTTCAGCATCCGTTGGATTTGCATTTAAATTAGAATTTAGTTTATATTCGTTATAACCTGTTACTTTTGGTAAATTAATTCCACCATCACTTATTTTTCTTCCGTCACTATTTGATGTTGTCCCATCCAATTGTGGTATACATACAATAATACTTTGACCCATATAAGATACGACTTGATAGGTATATCCATGATAAACACAACATTCAATACTACTTTCAACTGTTTGGTATACCCCACAATTTACTGGTGTGAAACAAGAACCTATTTCGGGAGCATTCGGATTGTTAACTAAAAAATTATATATGTTAGTATTATCATTATATCCTGTAATGTTAGGTGTGTTTGTGTAACTATTGATATTTGACGTACATTTATGTTCATCCCAGTTAGGGTTTGCTTGTGAATCATTTGGGATCTGTTGATAACAATTTCCATTAACATAGTAAATGTCTTCTGGTAATGTATTTATATTACCTACTTCCCATAGAATTATATTTTCTTCTGTAACACCAATTGGTTCTCCAATACATGGGGTATGATAAGCACAAAAATATGCCTCTTGACCTCTAGGTGTAATATAACTAAAGTATTGTCCTCCCGCCGACTCACAACATTGTGGAAATTCATCAAAAGTTACTGGTTTACCATTTTCATTAATAAATATAATGAATCCATTATCTAGAAATTGTACTTCATATTTATCACAAGGATTTTCTATAATTTCTATATCTTTAAAATCAATACAAACCTCTAAGGATTGATTTTCATTACATTGTGCAGTTACTAACTCCTGACTATAATTTGTAGATGCAACCTCATAATTTTGTTTAACAATATACCACTCTGGGGAGTATATTAATTCACAGTCTTCTTTTATTAATTCTAACCATCTCTCATATTCTTCCATCGCCTCAATACATAATAACTCATAAATGCTTGTCCCTCCTGAAAGTTTGGGTGCATTAACTATACTGAAATTAATATCCACACAATTTTCAATAAACTGATTATTTGTACTTTCTAATGGGGTAATATAAATTTCAGAATCTGGTGATGTCCCATTTACGAATCCATAATTATAATTTAAAAAATGATTTTCATATATAGTTGTACCAGTTACATTAATTGCAATATTTTTATTAAAATCGGGTAATGGACATTTTGTAAATTGTTGTAGATATTCTGCACCTCCATCATATGGTCCAGCATGTGGGTTATTACCTGTATTTATGTCAATTTGTGAATTATCACCCCCGGTTTCTCTATACCAACCACCAGCTTTTTGAAACCACATAGTATCATAAATCGGAGAGAATGTATTTGTTGTTCCTGATGTTGTACCGGTGGTTATTGTTGTTGTATATCCCACAATAGTAATTGCACCATCTTTTAATGGCGATGGAAACCCATCCTTATCAAAAGGTAAATTACTTATATCTGAAGACCCAGTATAAAGATATAATAGTTTTTTAATTTTTGATATGTCTAAGGGTTTATCTGCAATAACTATATGTTCATCAAATGTTACTAATAATTCTGGTGCCCCAATAAATCTAAATAAAAATTCTATTGCTTTTCTTGCCCCCTTACTTTTCCACAACCAAGCAACATTTAAGATTAATCTCCTAAATAATATTATATCTATTTGTTCTAAATTTAAATTAGAAAGAAATGGTGTTACAATTCTCCCTTGTCTAGTACTTCCAAATTGGGTATATAACCCCAACATATTAGCTAAATCTTTTACTAAAGAATCTGGAGTATTATCTTCTTTACCATAAGTTATAACATGTGCAAATTTTATACCATTTATATATTTTTTAACTTGATCAAAAGAAACCCCATATAATCTTATTAATTTAGTGGCTTTTGCACCATCCAACACTAAGTTATCACCATCACCTCTAGGAATGGTATCAAAACCAGTTATTACATCCGCAACATATTGTCGCTTCATTATATCTGTTCTTGTTTCATCTAAATCTTCACCTATTTTGGTTATTTCATCCAAATAGGTTATATAAATCCCATCAAAAAAGTTTAGGTTATAACCATCCGATAAAACTGGAAAAGTTAATGTTTTTTGTGTGTATACGGTGACCCCCTCATCAGTTATTTCAGGAACACTAAAAGTACTTGTATATAATGGTAATGTTCCTCTTCTTAATAAATTGGTTTGTAAATTATTTAATGACGCAAAAAAGTCATCTTGTTTTGTTACATTAGGTTTAATAAAATATTGTATTGATCCCTCAAATATTGGATTTAAAAATGAATATTGTGAAATATTTAACCCTGTAATTTCTGGAAATGGGTTTCCTTTAACTTTAATTATAACATCAGAATTTGTAGTTTGTACTGAACCACTAAAATCTATTATATCTTTAGTAATACCACTATGTTCAATAACATAACTTTTATATTTTAGTGTTAAATTTCTTAGTGGGTTAATTTCCTCCTCTGTTCCAATAATTGCTGAGTCAATAGTATATTTTATACTAAAAGGGTTAACAAAATATCTACTATTAACCGTAAATGTTGATTCATCTCTTACTAAATCATAACTAAAATTAGTAATATTATTTCCTGTGATACTACCAACTTTATTATCTACATAAATAGCTGCAGGAAATTGGTTTTTAAGATTTTCTAACGATATTCTAATTAATTCCGATGATGATCCATACCAAACATAAGTTAATGGGTTAGTAAGATCTAAATTTAATTGAGCTTTTTGATTTTTTTGAATGTTTATACTTTCAATTAATGTACTTAAATTATCTAAAGTATAAAAAAAAGAATACGTACCTTGATTATAATATTTATTAACTTTTGGCGATAAATTTGTGGTAATTTTAAAATTACCCATAGTGAATAAGGGAGTGCCACCTTCACTTGTAAGTTGCAACCCAACTAAGTCATCACTAAAATCCCTGTATTCAATATTACTATTAAAAAATGTTCTTTTAGCATAACCAGTAACTTTAACCTTATTACTATTATTATTCGCCATTTAAATTTTAAAAATTAGTTATATCATCAAACTCCTTAGTAAAATCAGGTAAAGTTAATTGCTCTCTTACTTCATACAATGGTTTTCCAGTAAATTGATCTTTAACCTCAAATAAGGTGTATTGCTTATATATGTCATTATTAAAGTTATATATAGTATATACGCCATCATCTAATGATTTAGTTTGATTAGAATAAAGTGCGTATGCTAATGTTTCATCATCATATTCAACCATTTCAACTTCAACCATAATTGGATTGAAAAAAGTGTTGGTTATTATAACCTCCTGTCCTGGAGTACCAATATATGGTAACGCATTTGGTTTAACGGAAGGAGCTGAAGAGGGTGTTAATGTACAAAAAATTAATGATGAACTATCATCAAAAGAGTATGTTAATTTTTTATCAGCATTATTATTTAAATTTTGGTTAACAGCTAAAGCTCTATTATTAGATGTAACAATTCTATATAAGTTCTGTATTTTATCTTGCGCTACATCATCGCTGATTGATAGGTATTCTATCCTATACCCAACAAGATTACCATTTTCAAATTTAACTTTATCTGCTTGACTTATATTAGAATCATCATAATTAAAAATACACCCTATAATATCTGGGCTAGCCGATAAAATACCACAATCTTCAATAACTGTTCTTATTTGTTTTGGTCTAATTATAATACTATAAAATCCTTTTGCAGTAAAATCAGTTGTAGGTAATTTTAATGTATACATACCACCTAAAATTTCTTGTGAATTATTAGGATTATTTGCAGGTATTAATACTTGAGTGGGATCTAAACTCTCTAGATTAACTTCTCCCGTATTTCCCCTAGTTGGACTATAACTATATAATATCTCTATGTCTTCAACCGCTACATCTGCTGGTCTTACTGTTCCATAATTTCCTGTTGCCATTTTCTTTGTTTTTTATGTTCGTAAATATCCACCTCTATTATTATCTATATCTTCTGTAGTTTTTATTTCAGATAGCATTGCGTGTTTTTCAAAAATATTTTCTACACCTCTATTTATAAATACTTCACTCTCAACTTCTGGCTTAAATACTACACCAGAATATTCTTCTTGTTTGGTTAATGCGGATAATATTACATTATTATTATTAATTCCTCCCACTGGGCTATAAAAATTTGTGCTTTTATACCTAATAGGATTACCTTCTTGATCTTCAGTGTTAATATATTCATTTTTAAAAGTTATAAAACGTACTCCAGTGTTTGGTATGTGTGTGTAATTTCCTAATGTGTCAGAATCACCCCCTAAAATATATGTAACATCTGCACCCACAATTGTATCTTCAGCAATTACACCATCAAACCTAATAGTAATATCTTCTGATAAATTTAACCCCGGTGTATATATGGGGGCATTTGTATATAAAACCTTTTTATATGATTCTACATCCCTTAAATTTCCATCGTCACTTGTACCATTTACTGGTTTATTTGCGGGGATATAAAATGATAAAGGAGCTGCAGGAAATCTTCCATATATAAATGAATTAAAAGGACCCAAATTTGTTGGTATTTGTAATGCGGTTAGGTATGGGGTTAGAGCGCTAAATACCGCATCTGTAAAAATTCCCATATCATCAAAATCCTGAGTTAAAAATATATCAATATCAACAGTATTGGGAATATCATTATCGTCACTATCTTTCATGTATTTCCAATCACTATCTACCTTAAAATCGGGTATTTTACCATAAAAATAATCTGGAGCATTAATATCTAATTCTGTTTCATCTTGTAACCTTTCTGGAACATACCTAATAATATAGCTCTCTATTGATCGTTTTCGTTTAATTAAATCCATTAGTTCTCTCCTATATTGGGCGCTATTTGCCAAAATGTTATTGTGGGGATATCATTAATAAAAGGTGGGTTAATATCCACACCTCCCCCTCCTGTCACCATTTGATCCGTATTCCCACTAAATCTATATTTATAAATTCCATTGTCATTTTTTAATATAACCTTTAAATAATTTAACCCATTAGGCCCATTTAGATTTATCGCCTCAAGTGGTATTTGAAGATCTGATTGGGTGGTATATAACCCAATAGTTTCCCCATTTATTGCATTATTATAAACCGCAGTCATATAAATTTCTAATTCTTGATTTGGTGCATTGTCCACCAAATCCTTAAACCAATATAGGTAAAATCCTTCATGTATCATTTCTGGTTCCAACACTGAATCACCTAAATAATAGTTAACTGGTGATTGATCTTCCGGTAAAAGAAAATTAAATTCATTTTTTTGATCTACCCCTATTTGAGTAAAAATATCGTTAAAGAATAAAAAATTATTTTCACTACTAATATTACTATCAAAAAAATTAAACCTTAAAAAACTATTCATTACTCTTTTAGTTCTACAATATAAATCATCAAATGATGCACCCATATCACCATAATATCCTGCACCATATCCTGCATTAGTATTTAAATTTGCATACTCTGAATATGAATAATCAAAAGGTGGGTTGTTATCATAAAAATCAATAAAAAAATTAATGTTGATTTTTAATTTTCTAATTAAATCCCAGTTATTATCTGCGGGAAAAAACCTTACTTTTTTATAATCAACTATAGGGTTTATTGATTTATTTGCTTCATCATTTATAAATTTTGTTTCAATTAATTCAGAATTATCAACAGGTGTAAATGATAACGATATGGGTATATTCACAGAAGTACCTGATACATTAATATCCCTTAATGGTATTTTATATTTATTAACATTCATCATCTATATTTTTTTGATTAATACTGGAGAAATCTAAACACCCACCAGGTGTATATCTATTACCTAACTCATATTCGCCTTTATATTCTAGGGAAGTAAACGCAATAAATATATAATCACCGCCAGGATAAGATGGATCTGTTATTATATCATACCAATCGGCTCCTTGGAATATTGTATCTAACTCATCGGTATTTGTAATTTCAAAAGAATAAAAATTCGGTGACGCTAACAATGATATCAAATCTGGTGGAAATTTAACTTTATTGTACTTATCTTCTTTGAGGTTAAAAACTGGATCGCAAGGTGGATCTTGGCGTTGCAAATAAAATCTATTATCTATATTTAAATAATGTGCGCCACTTTCAAATGGGTAATCCACACCAAGACCATTACTATCTATAAAACCAATATCTAACAAATCTCTCCACTTAAATTGTCTAGATACTTTACTTAATGGGATAGGCTCTATTGGACCGGTAGCCAAAGATTGTGTATCCGCCGAATACTTTGATGTTGAATAATCGGGGACACCTACAGTATTTATAGTATCACCCTCTTCAATAAAATCTGAAAATTCCCTAATCTGTATTTTTTTATGTGGTAGATAAATATATCCTTCAGTAAGATTATCTACAGGGGGATCATCTCCAACAATGTCTGATAAGTTTTCTCTATAAACAGTATTAATCCTATGATAAACATCCTCTAATTTTTTCTCAAGTAATACATTACTATTATACTCTACAATATCTGCATCATATGTTGTATCACTTACATCAATACCTGTATAATAAGTCTGTGGATAATCAGTATCACTAAAAGCCCTTATGTTATAATTAACATTTTTATCATTTTCAGTACTATAACCTCCAGCTATGGGTCCCCAAAATTGTGTTTGTAGAGACGGTGTTAACCCACTTTGTTGATTTATCCAATACATGTGATTATAATTAGTGGGGTCAAGTTCTTCACCTTGTTTAATTATTGTTAAGTATATCTCACTAAGTGGCCTACCTAAATTATCCCTAATATTTTTTATATCAATATCATTTTTAAAGTAAAATGCTGCAACTTTATCATAAAAATAATTTACACCGAAAGCTGCCGGATATAAATCATAATCTATTTCATTTGTAGTTAAAGCAGAAAATGATCTTACATAATATTCTGATTCTACACCAATAACAGATCTTTTAATTGTACTAATACCCATATTTATATTTATTTCTGCTGGGTCAATATCCACAACAAAAATTCTTTCAGGGTTATCATTTACTTGATTTCCCAGCGAAAAAATACTAATAGTTCTAGCACTTAATACAAGATTACCTGTTATATCCTGAAAATTATACATTTTAATTTCATCCCCAACGTCCAATCCATGATTTATTGCGGTTTTAAATCCTGTATATAACCTATCATGAATACTTACCCCCATTTGTTCAATCACAGGTATACCATCTGCCAAAGTTATGCCGGCATCGTTATGAACTAAAGTTATATCTTTTGTGGAATAAGGATATGTTAATTTTAACATATAATTTGGTATTCCATCGGTATCTAATATATTTAATTTTTCATATCCAGGATCAAAAGGAACAAATTTACATAAGGTAGAATTATTATCATTAAATTTATTAACGTATTGACTTCCCTCCTCACTTGTATCATTATTTTCAAAAAAAGTACCATACCAACCTTCATTTACAAAAATATTATCTGAGGTTATTTTTTTACCCACTATACCTGTATTACCACTCATAATATAAACATTATCATTATATAACATATTAGATATCATTGGATTTATTGTACCATAAAATCTATATTTTGTAGATGCCAATCGTTCCTTTTCAAATTCTTCAAAGGCACTAACCGTATGTTCTACATCTCCTAAAGGTAGTGGTTGTGTAGTATTTTCAATGTTAATATTAATTTCTTCATTAATATTAGTTGACAATACTGATTTCTCTTTATTCAATAGTATTTTATATCCCTTATTCATATTATATAAATATATTTTTTTAAAATTATTTCGTTGATTTCATACTAGTACCTAAACATGTTTTATAAAGAGTTAAAGGATTCTTAACTACGTTTTTAAAGTTTGATTGGTTATTTCTTTTTTCTCCGCTTAATTTTTCTAATGTTGTTTCATCTATTTTATCTGCAAAATATTTAGACACTACCTTATGTAATGCTGTTTTTCCTTTAACAATACCAAAATAAAAATAATAAGGTGTTTGTGAAGTTGCGAAGTTTATTCCTCTATGTGCTTGTCCACCATTACTATCTATGTTTATAGATGGTGTTGTAGTTTGAGCATAATTATCTGTCCCATAAACCGTAACATTTCCTTCATAGGTCGGGAATACTGGTGCGAATGACATATCATTACCACTGGTTATGAATGGTGCAAGACCGTAAAAGTAATCAATATCACCTATTTGATTTGATACTGGGGCACCATAATTAACTGGTGTTCCATCTATATCAATATTAAAGTTAAAAGTGTAACTACTATATTGTATACCACACCTATCACCAAAAAGAATTTCTTCTTCATCATTTATCGTCCCTTGTGCTGGTACCCCATTATCAATTGAATACCATAGTGTACTTCCGGAAAATACACCTGGTGGATATGTATTATATACATTATCATATTGGGCCGATCCAGGTCTTTGGTAGTGAACATCTAGATACTTGTTTTTATACCCAGAAAATCTTCTACAAAAATACTCTCTTATTTCTTCATCATGATCAAATAACAATTTACATTTACCAATTTCTAACCCTATATCATTTCTATCAATGGTATCTACACCTATCTGTGATTGATTTACGGATGCTTGTGTATTTAAACATTTAGCACCAAAACAACCAAATGATGTATACCCATTAATATTAATAGATGCACTATCTTTATCTTTTTCCTCTAACTCAATAGGGTCATATTCAGAAAATCCATCTCCACTGCCTGAGCCTTGTCCTTCGTTGTATTTTTGTGCTTCTTCACTTATACTAAACGTTGTTGGTGGTATTTGATCCATTATAAATGGTATCTCATCTATATCACAAAAAACTGAGCTACCTACTTCACAAATATTAGTAGGGAATAATAAATTACTTTTATATTCTATATTTACAGGGTTATGAGTTGGATTGGAGGCAGACCAACCTCCGTTATTATTTTGTGTATCTATATTAACTGGTGAGATAGATGCATAATATAATACATAGTCTTCCATTGTAATAATACCATGTTTAATATTATTTGGATTATATCTAGGATTACAATTACAACATGGTCTTTTCTCATTGATATCATCACCTTCTTTATGTTTTTTACATCTACATGCTCCCCATTGACATGAACTAAATTCACATTGTGCACTATCTGTTGAACCACAGTTAGATATCATTTCTTCTTGTTCAATAGCAGCCTCATCTACTGTAAAACCAGCACCAGTCATCTCACCGTCTTCTTTTGTTGAACCAACACAATTACTCCCAGGTTGCCAATATTCCTTCCCCTCAACCCTAAAAACTGTATTACATTTGTTTCTATGGTGACCGTGACCACCAAAGTTTTTTTGGTATCTTATACCAGTAAGTGGGTCTTCTACTTCTATGTATTTTGGTTTATCATGTTCTGCCTGTTTTAGCTTCTCAGATTCAGTAATAACAAGAAGACTAGTATTAAAATCATCAAAGTCATTAACACCCAGTTTTGGACCAGGTGATGACTTGTAGAGTTTTCTAAAATTTACAGAGCAATCAGTATCGTTGGGTCCAGTTCCCTTTACTAGTAGGGCTGAATATGCATTTCTTTTTGCCATTTTCCAAGAACCATAGTTATTGGGACCTGAATTATCAGTTAAATCTCCACATGCCCATCCATCGATATCCGTGTCCTGTCTGTTATATCCTGTTTGAGTCTCTCCACCCTTAAATGTTATATCACACCATGCGCCAGATCCAGTGTATCCAATCTTGAATTTTTTAATCCTAACGGTTATATCCGATGGTGTTGGATTAGTAACAGTAACTCTAAAGCATCTTTCGCTATCTTGTTGAAATGTAGGTGCACAATCAAAATCACAAAACTTATCACTTTTAATTTGACCAGCTTTACTCTTCCTCTTTTTTACTTTATACTTTCTTTTAAATAATGGAAAATATAGTGAACCATTTACCCAGTCATTATAAAAATCAAATTTTAACATGTTTAACCAAGCGGCTATTGGTTCCAACATACATTGAACCCATGCACTGATAAATGGGAGACTAGTACCTGCACAGTCTCTACAAACTCCTTTAATAGAGACAGAATTACATACTTTACTCGCAAATGGTGTGGGGAGTATAGATGGTGTTATGTTATTAAAGCTTGAATCTTCAGCGCAGTTAAGTTCTATCATTGGTATTTTTATACAACAATCACTGCAACACTTTTTATTTGCTGATGTTTCATCAAGATCACCTTCAATACACACCCCTTCGTTACAAGGACATCCGTAATCCCAAGTGGCGGAGGCGGGGTCGGCACATCTACAACAACTATGTTGTTTACCTCCTGGACATAAAAATTGACATTTTTTACAAAATAAACCAGAAAATATACATTTAAATTTTAATTTTACCTTTAGGTAACTATCTCTAGATCCACAACCTGGTCCAGCACCAGTACATTCACACTTATTACAAGCAGTAGATCCTGCTGAACACCCCGAATAACTAGTTTCACACAAGTCTTTATAATTTTGACTACATATAGTTGTAACACCTAAATATAAACAAAAGTCAACACACACACCAACAGGTATTTTAATTTGACATATCATTGTAATTATTGAGTTCAATAATAAAATAATCCAATTAATTAAGGACAATATCATACCTGTCAAGTTCATTATAAGACACAAAATAGCATATAATGGATTTACGTGTGTATCTAATCTATTAAATGGGAATTTATTTACCCCTTCAGCTTTCTCAATATCTTTTATACCGACAAAGGTTCTCCTACCATCTCTTTTACTACTCTGGTATCTACCAATAAATTGCCTAATAGTGTATACTTTTTTCCATCTAAACGTGAAAAAATCTTCCAAGTAGTTATATTGGTTTGTGGTATGCGCAGAATAGGCTGTCCCCACAGTATTGGTTGATAATTGTTCATTAATGTTAAAAGGAATTGAACCTTCGACTCCAGGATATGTACCAAACTTATAATTACCTGTCATATTTGGAACCAAATATTTTGCCCTTTGTCGTAATCTTTTATCATTATTTGTTTTATCCATGGCGATTCTAAACCTATAATCACCTTCTGTTGCAATACCACTAACACCATCTGGACTAGGAATTAAATTACCAAATTCATCAGTAACTACTTTACGTATATTCATTGGTAATTGTAGTGCCCAATTACCATTATCATCTAATGCATCATCAGGAATATCATATTTTTCTATCGCGCCATCTACTGTCCTTCTAATTACTTCTAATTTACCCGATGTAGTAATAACCTCACTTAATCTTCCTGTTTTTCGTCTCGGCCTACAATTTTTACTTACTGAATCTTTTTCATCATCACTGAATACACTACCAAAAAATGTTGCTGAAGGTGTTAAATCCATAGTAGTAATTGCGATATCCTTTCTAGTGATACCAACTACCCTACCAGTACTTAAATCATCACACCAAAAAGGTTCAACCAACACATTAAAATTTTGGCTCTGTAATTGAGGTAAATTATCTAGATTCGGTGAACTACTAAACTTAAATGGTGACATAAAAAGGTTTTTATTAAACCCTCTTTCTATTAGATCATAAGGTCTAAGAGATAAAAACCCTACATCGCTCCAATCTAAATCATAATGTAATAACTGGTTTCCTATTGGTATACCAAATAAAATAAAATCTCCAGCATCATTGGTCGTAGTTGTATATTTATAATATTTTTCATGTATTCCAATAGTGGTATCATTATCTAATATTTCTATTTTTGTAGGAAAAGTACCTACCGGTGTATGATCAAAGCTTTGCTGTTGATTTGGTAATAGATTATATCTAATACCTTGTTCATTTTTATCCTCTTTTTGGGGGGATTCATACGGATATAATGTCCGTATAGTTTCATTTTGTAAATCTTCTGGTGTTATAGGTATAAAAATAGATACCTTAACATTAGGTAACCCAAAACCATTATTGACACTAACCCTACCCGCAACAACACCGTAATTAGAGCAAAAATTTTGATATACGTCTTCTTGTCTTAATTTTAAACTTAAAATTTCAAGAAGATCAAAATCTTGTTTTAATTCAACCTTAATATATTTATCATCACCATTTGGGGTTGTTCTTACTCTAACTGATTTGGACATTTATTCATTATTCACCTTTTTTGTTATTACCTTCTTCTACTTTAGGGTTAGATAAATTTTCCCATTCAAGTGTTTCCGAATCTTCTAATATATCTTCTGTTGTATATTCTTCAGTTTCATAAACCTCATAATCATCAGAACTACTATAATCCGTAGTATTCTTAAACTCCTCTTTTCTTCTATTTACTTCATTATTAATTCTCCGTTTAACATACCATTTAATTATATTTTCAAAAAACTTAACGAATTTAGAGGGTAAATTAAGTGTAGATTTAGGTAAAAAAAACGCCATAAACATCTGACCAAGTAATATAATTATTAAAAATGGTAACGCAATAATTATTACACCAAATGCGACTATCTTAAAAAGAAAATTTCCACTAAAATCTCCATTGGTGATAGATTCTGGTATTAACGGTATTGTCGTTGATTCATTTTTTTGTCCTTGTTTTTTTTTACATTCATTACATCCCATAACTTTATATTTTTATAAAAAACTAATATCGTTTAATCATAAAGTAATTACTATTACCACCTAAATATTATTTTCCTCGAACTTTTATGTCCACATTTGGATATTTTATTTCAAACATTGAATCTGGTTCACCATATAAAGTATATTCCCCCAATAAATCAATTTCTCTAGTTGCGTCATCAACATAAGGTTGTGATATACTATTCAATGAATATTTAGTATTACCAACCTTATTAAAAGCCTTTAATTCTGTAACATTTAACACACCACCTACATTATTAATATTTTCAATTAATTGAGCCAAATAAATATTATCCCCCATTTCCCAATTATTAATATCAAAATAATCAGTAACAGCATCAATAACATCTGTAATAATTTCACCTTTAGATATTGATTTATCCAAAAATAATGAAATTTCAAAACCTATATTTATAATTCTTCCATCTTTTATTGTAACATAATCATTTAACATTCTAAAATCTGCCAAATATTCTGCAATATTTTCTTTTAATGTAGATGTGGATTGATTACTTAATTTACTATTCTCATCTAATGATAATACTGTTACATTTACCTTATTTCTTTCTTCCCACACACCAGTTCTAAATGGAACACCATACCTACCAGGCATTAATGGTATTCTACTTTGATAATCTTTAATGGTGACACACCTGTTTTGCGCAGCAAAATTATATTTAACTAAGTTCCTAACCTCATTAACTGAAGGTTGTTCTTTTCCACCAATTGCTGGTATGGGATTATTAACCTCTAAACTATCTCTAACTTCTTGATTTTGTGTTGAATCGTCCCCATTAATTGTTATACTTATATTCCCTAAACTAGTTAAGGTATTTGGACCAATATTACTACTATTTCCTCCACCTATTCTATATTTAACAAACATCGTATTTGCGGGTACTGGTATCTCTCCTAATGAAAGATTATTAACAAAATCACCTATTCTATCTATTTGACCCCTGCAACCAATAAACGTATTTAATTCAGATATATCTGATTGTCCCCCACCAAATATAATTTTACAAAAACCATTATCGGTGAATTCTTTTATAAATCTTTTTGGTGAATTTATCCACCTGCCTGGGGTTATACCAGTTTTATCTGATTTTCTATTACCATCTGGGATATATACCTCAGCTTGTGCCAATGCTTCTACCTCATAGAAGTTATTATCAAATTCATTAAATTGATTCAATGTTGGCTCAGTTGTTAAATTTGTACCTTCTAGTGTAATTATATTTTCAATAGATAAAACATTATCTTCTGGTAATAAAACCTCTAAAAATGGTCTATAATCATCTTGATTTATTACTCTTTTATAAATTTTTGTTGTTCCATTTAATACTATCTCCCTTTTAGTTAAAGTATAATTTGATACTAATCCCGAGTCATCAATGTTTGGAATTATCAACCTATTTGGTATTCCTCCTGTTGTAAATGGTGATGAAAAATCACAATCCTCTACTAATTCAAAAACTTTACCTGCACCAGTTGCTTGTGATCCTTTTAATAGTAAAGGGGCATAAGATACGTCAAAGGTATCTCCAGCTGTTGGTACTATTACCGACCAATCTACTATTGTTATACTTGGTCTTTTACCTGGAATATTTAACCCAAATGTTCTAGCTAATTCTAATACTGATGATCTTTCTTGCGCATAATCAATTTGTGTTTCATTAAACATCCTATCAGTATGAAATGATAACATATCACCTACCGCAGCATTTAGTTCCAATAACATCATACCTACTGATGCATCATTAAAATCTGAAAATATTTCTGGATAATATTGTTTTATATATCCAACAAGTTCTGTTCTTACTTGCGCAAAATTCCTAGCGTTATAATCTATTTTTTTAGCCATATCTAAAATGTTATTTCAACAACATCTGAAGATGTAAATGCTCCTTCTGTTACTGTATACTTTACCTCAACAACTATCAATTCTTCAATATCGTTGTTTTTAAATTCAATGGAATCTATTATAAGATTCGGTATATATTTTTTTATTGTTTCGTTTATATTATTTTTAATGTCGATATGTGTTATACCATCATTTGGTTCAAAAATAAATTTTTTTAAATCACTACCGAAATCTGGCATATATAATCTTTCTCCTTTATTAGTTAATAATAAATGTAAAAGATCTGCACGTATTGCGGATTCATTTGTTTTTGTTAAATTAAAATAAAATCCTTCTTTACTATCCCTAAAGGGAAAATCGATATTTATAAATCTACTCTCTGCCATTTGTATATAAATATTCTACAATAAATTTTTTAAAAGAAAAGTGTAGATAAAAAAAAAGGTGTCCGAAAACACCCTTTATTATTAATATATAAAAATATATTATGTGATTTCACATGCACCGCCAGAACAAGCCAATTCACCAGTTAGGTTAGTTTCATCCTTTTCCTCAACTATATTAGATAAATTTACTTCTTGTAAAAAAGAAAACATATTATTATATTCTTCTTTAGTACAATCTTCAAACGGTGGTTGCACATAACTTCCACCATCATAAGGTAAAACTGAAAGACCATTGTAATGTTCTCTATTCTCCCACATCCATTCTCCAGCTAATTCCCAATCTTCTTCTTTTAGTGAAATAGTTGCAGAAACATTATGGCTATTAGCTCCGGTACGATGACCAGGCTTAACCCATTCATTTGCAACTTTTTTAACCCTCTCTAATAACTCAAAAGGTGACTCATTTCTTAGAATAGAACCTTCTGGTGCTTTTTGTGGTATAGATATAATAGCAGTATCATGTGGTCTAAAATAATCATCTTCTACTAATTTAGGGTGATTATTAAGTAAGTATGAATAAATTGATTCGTTTTTACCTACTCTTATTCTTCTAATATAATAATCATTATGCCACGCATGAATCCCTGAAGACGTTCCTAATGTTAATGAAGTGGTACCTGCTGGTTTAACTGTAGTAGTTCGAGCAGATTTTTTAATACCCAACAATTTAGATACTCTACTATTTTCTCTTTTAACAACATCCGCGGATTTACTCATATTATATCCTAATACCCTACCACTTCCAATTCCCGTCATAGATATACCTATTAAAGCTTCTTTTTCTGTTGTTTCTTGCCAAATTTCTCTAAGATAATGGAAATCAGTATATCCTGCTTGTAAGGTTCCAATAAATGCAGCCACTTTTACCCGCTCATTCAAATCTTCTTGGGTTGTAATATTACTTACATTCACTTCACAAAGGTTACAGAATTGGAATGGTCTTAGTGCGATTTCGCAACATGGATTTGTGCCGTACTCCTTATCATTAGATAAATAAATCCCAGGCTCACCTGCACCACTTAGTTCAACCCTCTTCCAAATATCCATAAAAAATTCTTTAGTAATTCTATGTCTCATTAATACTGCAGAATTATTTGATCTACCTCTTTGTGGATTTAACTCCCACCAATTTCCTGTTTTACAACTCATCATAGAATCATCATCAGCGCTGAATAAACTTATTAATGCTGCCCTTCTAATTCCACCCGCTAAAACAGCATCAGCAATATAACATATTATATCATGAACCTCTAAAGTGGTTAATTGATCACCATCTTCATGATTTTCTAATATACCTGTTATTTTAAGAATACATTCTTTTAGTGGTTGTGGTCCCGGAGCTTTTCCACCTGAAGTAATTAATCTAGCACCTTTTGGTCTAATATCAGAATAATCAAACTCTATTCTAGAACTTTTCCCATTTAAATATGATTTCATTAATACTTTAATTGAGTCAGCCCAACCTTCAATTGAATCCCCTATCAAAAATCTACGTTTTCTTTTAGTATATGGTCTATTAACTGGTGGTAATTTAGCAACATGATGTTTCTGCACTGAATAACCAACACCGGTTCCCCCTAACAATAAAAACATTGTTTCTGAAAATGTATCAATATGTTCTATCGGCATGTATGCACAATTATAAATACGATTTGGGGATATCTCTATAGGTTTACCACCAAATTGCATACTTCTCATAGAAGGTAAAACCTTTTTATCATAAACAAACTTATAATTACTTTCTATTTCTTCCTCCAATTCTGGATATTTTTTAATATGCATTTTTTTGTTTCGAGTAACTAATTCTTCCCAAGTTTCTCTTCTATTTAATTCTGGTAAATACCTCGCATACTTCATATAAATCGTAATATCTGATAAAATTTTGTTTGATAATTTCATTTTTTTTCTTTTTATTTTTCTTTTTTATTAGGGGGTGGGATATTCCACTTAATAAAATTAATTATTAATAAAATTTTTTTACAAACTTAAAATATACCTTACTGTTCCCCGAAAACTCGTTTTTTCTTTTTCATCGCCTCAATAACTAAATTAGATTTTTTCTTTTCTTCACCTTTTTCAAAGTCCAAAAAGGAAACATCACTAGATATTGTAGTATCAATTTTTAATGTACCATTATCGAATAATATATCTTCGAATATAATACCATCTTTACCAAATCTAGATTTTAATATAGCTAAAGTGGCCGTTCCTTCTTCTTTTTGCTCTAATGTTTTAGCAATAGATAATATAAAGTGACCTATCTGACCTTTTTTAATTGATCCTCCTATCATATCCGCCTCTACAACATTAGCACCAATAGAGCTTCTATTACCTTGTATTGCGGTCCATCCTACGACATCTAATTCTGTAATCATAGTTTCAAATTGTCTCATTACATTTCCTTCACCACTCCATTCGTCTTTAAATTGTTTAGATGGTACAACACAATCCATATAATCAATAAAAATAATATCTGGTTTAGTACCATTAGATGTTAATTTTTTTAAATATTGTTTTATTTTTAGTATTGTTGTACCATCACTGGGCATTTTTTTTAAAATTAAGTTACCCTCTTTTGATTTAAATTTAGGTATTATTTTTTTAATTTCTTCCCTGTTTTCTGTTAACTCATTTAATGGTACTTCTGTCCAACACGTTATATGCTTTCTTTGTATTACTTTTGGGTTATCTTCAAAAAATATTTGAACAACGTTATACCCTAAATTATATGCGTTATTTGCCATTTTTGTGATCAAAGTAGTTTTACCAACACCAAAAGGTGCTAATATAACACCTAATTCACCTTTAGATAAACCACCATCCATTAAATTATCTATTGCAACCATACCTGTGGCTATTGGTTTCCTAAAATCTTCCGATAAAACATCATCTAAAGCATAAAAAACATCAATACCTGTGTCCTTTTCTCCGCCCACAGATAAAGCTTCTTTTAGAATTTCTTCACATTCATCATACCTGTCAAAATCACCTAATTCTAGAATTTTCTGTATTTTTTGATTTGCTTTCTTAAGTTCTTGTTGTTTGCAAAACTTAAGTGCAATATCTTGGATATGTAAACAATCCTTACTATCACCATTTTTTACATCTTTTACTATTTCAATGGCAGAATCCCTAACAATTTCTCGTTTAATGTCCACTCTAATAATTTCAAAAACTGTTTCGTATGTTGGTATCGTTTCATACTTTTCATAATAATCTTTAACACTAGCAACAACTAATCTAAGATATTCATTGTCGAAATATTGTGGACTAATAATATCCATTATTTCTTCTGAAAATTTTGTATCTTCTATTAACTGTTTGACTAATTTTATCTGAAAATTAAAACCTAAGTAACCTAAATTTATACTATTTTTTTTAGTCATATTTTTTATAATTTACTATATTAATAAATATCCTTTAAAGCGCGTAACCGCACAATTCTTTTGTATAATTTTTCTGAACTAATCCGTTTTGTATTGTAGCGATGATTCTAGGTATAATTTTTCTTATATCGACATCATATCTTACTTTTGGTGGATAGTCATTACCAGTAAAAATCTTTTCAATTACCACATCACCTTTTACTTTTATTTGAAAAGTGAATATATCTTCATTTGTGTATATATCTACTTTATGTGGTTCTTCATTAACACTATCTGAATAAACTAGATATGGGTTATAATATTTAAAAAGGTAATCTGATGTTTTTAACTTAAATTGGTGTTTAATTATGTCAACTACATCATCTATTACATATTTTAATTCAAGAGATCTTAAACTATCATTATTAAATCCTCTTATTGAGAAATTTCTACCAACTATTGGTTTATTATTTATTAATAATAAAAACTCATATGGTAGGTTTTCATAATTCTTTTTCATAATATCTATTTTTTTCTTTTTTTATTATTCTTAAAAATGGTTTTAAAAAATTTATATAACCATCTCTACCACCGGGTATTGCCATTGTTAATCCATCTTCTAACATCATCTTAATAACGTTTTTTGTTGTCCTATCTTCTGGGTCAATAGGTGAAACAAATAAACTATTAAGATGTTCTTTTGCTGATTTTGTTAATAATGGTTTTCTTAAATTTATAATCTTTTCATTAATATCAAAAATATCTTCGCCCTGACATCCAATCGTAACTTTATTTTTTATATTATCTAATGTTTTCAATCTTGTTTTTCTTTCGCTTTGTAATACTTCAATTTTACTAATAATATTCTCCAATGTCAAAGTTTTTTCCATAATTTCTGGAAAATATTTTATAAGTGTTTTTTCTTGAATTCCTTGTATACCTTTTATATTATCACTAGCGTCACCAGATAATATTTTTACTAATTTAACGTTAGTATAATGATGGTTGAAATATTCATAATAATTATCCTTACTTATTATTTTCCTTAAATTAATAATGTATATATCAACTCTATTATCTATCAGTTGGCACATATCTCTATCGTTAGAGATGATCACAACCTTTTCATCCTCTTCTATGTTTGAGCAATAATATCCTATAGAATCATCTGCTTCAATTATTTCATCTTGAAATTGTCGTATGAATAATTCTTCACAATATTGTATTACTCTCTCTTTTTGAATAAATAATTCAGGATCTTTTGGGTCTCTATATTTATAAAAATCTTTTTCTCTGTTAGCTTTATATTCTTTATAAATTTCATAACGTAATCTTCCACTAAACTGACCATCCCAAAATATAAAAACTTTATCAAAACGATTTTCATTAATAACTTTTCTTAGCATAGTTAAGAACTGAAAAATACCGCCTATATGGGTATCTTTATAAAAAAGATCTTTAGCTCCATGATAGGCGGTTTTCAATAATGAATCACCATCTACTAATAAGGTATGTGTGTATTTTTTTTCTTTATTTAATCTTACCACTATCCATAACTATTATAAAATTAAATACTAAATCATTGATCAGAATATTCTACTGGTGATTCGATAGTTTCTCCTTCGGTTATTTTGAAATCTACTTCTTCTCCTACACTATCAAATACTTCAGACCAATATTCCTTATAGTTGTTTTTATAATCATCAATGGCTTTTTTATCATCTTCTATAAAACCATGAGTAGTGGCCAATATTCTACAATCCGCATATCCTAAACCATTCATATGATTTTTATGTATCCCTACTTTTGTTCTAACTGCGAAATTTACTTTTCTACCTTTGTTGGTTGCATTTAATTTAGATATCCCAGCACTTTTTTGATTCCCGAATAAGAATACTAATGAACAAGATAAATAAATAGATTGTCCACCTTTTGGTTGGATTCTAGGTTGACTAAATGGGTTATCGGGTAACTCCACCCAAGGTTGGTTACAAAATACCATACTATTAGTATATGGTGATGTTTCCTTTCTAGACGAAGTAATACGTTGCGCCATCCCCATTCCCCATTTTTCAGAAATAGCTCTAGCGGTATGTTGGTTTCCACCTTTACCTTCAAAACTCATTTTACAAGGAATAGTTCCAATTGAATCCCATAAGAAAACTATATCGTGGGGTATTTCTCCGTTTTTTTGACCATTTAATACTTCAGTAACATATTCAAATGCTTGTTCAATATAGTCAAAACCTAATTTATAGAGTAAAAATCCATCCCAATAACCTTCTATTTCTCCTGTTTCTTCATTTACCTCTTCTACATATTCAGTTTCTAACCCTAATTGTTTAGCGAATTGAAAACTAAATTTTTGTTCAGTTATAATAAAAATTGGGAGTATTCCTTTTTTTTGGGCATCAACCGCAGTTTTAAGTAATGCGGTAGTTTTTCCTGTGTCACTGTGACCCAATAACATATTAATTTGACCCATTGCTGGTCCAGGAATACCTGTTGCTTTTTGAAAAGCTTCACCCAAGTCAAAATATTTTTGTTCTTTATATTTTTCCTTGGATGAAAACTTTTTTCTGATGTTAGAAAAATCAGTTTTTTTCTTCTTAATTGGTTTTTTTGCCATACTAATTTACTTTTTAAAATGGTAGTTCATCATCACTAGTTTCAAGTGGGGTTACATCAACCTCTTCACTATCATTTACTAATGTATCTGTAACTACATCATTTTTAAGTAAATTAATTTCATCTTCTAACGATGCAGTTTCGGTTTCTTCTTTTTCTTCTTCTGCAACGTATTTAGATAATCCTGAATCCCAAATAGGTGTCATATTTTTTGCTACTATATCTAACCATTCAGGTGATTTTTTAGCATAAACATCTCTAAATGTTTCTTCATTATTAAACCAAGCATTGGCTTTTTCGGTATCTGATGTTAATAATGCAACATCATCAGCCATAATAGAACTAACTACACTCCAACCCTTATCATTACGATTTGTTGTAATAATAATATCGCGACCTTCTCTGGCATCTGTAATATCCCCCTTTAATTTGAAAACGGGCATTAACTTATCTTGTACCCCATCTCCTGTATATTTATGTTTATATCTCCAGAATTTAACACCATGATCTTCATTATCTCTATCAATACCTTTAACTACATACCATTTACGTGCAGTATATTCTTTTGCCATATCTTTGGCTTTTTTACTACCATCCATTTTTAAAGCTTCTTCAGCTTCACATAAAGGACAATGCTCACCATCATTTAATTTATTACAATAAATTTTTTCATATCTATGGTTCACTTCTCTTTCATGTAAATAGATTTCATCAAATGGAGAACTTCCTTCTTTTCCTGGAAGAATTCTAAATGACTTAGTTGTGTTATTTTCACCCTTTTTAAGTTTTTCTGTGAAATACTTTTTTAATCTATCCTCATTGGATACTTTTGGTTTTTTACCACCATCACTATTTTTTTCGTATTGTGATAAAATTGATTCTAATGTTGTTTTGCTCATCTTATTTTTTTTTTAATTAATAAATTATTTTTTCTAACTAAACAATTATAAGTGTTTTTATTTAAAAAGTCAATAAAAAAAAACCTATAATAGTATAAATTTACACATTATAGGTTAATTTGTCAAACGAGGGATCTGACTTAATAATTTTCATCATTTGCATCGTAATCAAATGATTGTTTTATATCTGATGCGCTGTAATCGTCTACTTCTTTTTTAGTTATAACGTAATCTTCTTCCTTATTTTCTTCTCCTACTTCATAACCTTCTTGATCATCCCAATAATCTGTTAATTTAATACTATAGGGGAATGAATCCATAGATCTCATTTCTAATTTTTCTACTGGGGTTGGATTTCTCCTTTCAATTTCTTTTTCTAATCCATCAATTTTATCAATAACTTGATCCATACCACTTACTTGGTCTGATAATTCAGAAAAATTACCCATTAATTCTTCCATTTTAGAGGTAAGACCTTCAATTTCTGTTCTTGTTTCTTCTGCTTTATCAACTATATCTGTAACATCTACCTCCACTGTCTCGTCTCCACCTTCTTCTGTTGCAAATTCATCTTCAACCTCCATACCTTCACCTGATACAGCAAATGGATCAACTTCTGGTGCTGTTTCTACCTCACCACCCGCTTCTGGTGTTGCAAATGGATCTTCAGATGGTGCATCTGTAGCTGGTGCCTCTATACCTGCATCTACAGGTGGGGCATCTTCTCCTTCTGGTGTTGCAAATGGATCTGCCGCAGGTTCTTTTTCACCAGGTACTGGATCTTGCTCATATAAATTAACTGCATCATCAAATAATAAATTCTCATTATCGTCTTCGTCCACTTCAGGCATATAGAATGTATATTCCAAAAGTTGCATGTGTCGATTTAATTCTTCTTTTAATAGATTTTTTTTACTCATTTCAATTACATTAATAATTGTCTACCATCGGTAGTTTTATAAACTTTATTTACTCTCTCAACAATTTCTTTACCATCATTAATTAAACATTCTTCACCAACACACTCTTTTTCTTCTTCCAAAAAGGCATCCAATTTAGATTTCAAATCTTTTTTGTTTTTATCTTTGTTTTTATCTTTGTTTTTATCTACCATAATAATTGGTTTATTTATAAATATCATGTTCTTAAGAAAAATTACGATTAATATTCATTATTGATAATTCTCCTGCTTTTACGATTAAAATTTTTCCTTGATAATTATCCCAATCTACCTGATAATCTTTATAGTTAATATTTCCAGGACCACTTCCAGTTTCTTTTTCAATTAATTTATTTAATGCGTTTATTGTATAAAAACATTCACCCTTTTTATGAACGATTATTGTGGTTGGGAAAAAGGAACTTGTATTAACCCTTTTACCATCTCTAACATATACCCTAAAGGTTATAATCTTCTTTTCTGGGTCATCATCTATATCATATATAAAAATCCTTTCGTTTGGTACTTTAAATCTTTTATATAGGTATTTTTTAAAACTATCTATTTTATCATTTAAAACAAACGAAGCTAATGTAATTATTTTAGTAGTATTTTCCATATTTAACAACATAAGGAACTAGTTTATACTCATTATCTAGTTTTTTTATAAATTCCTTACATTTATTAAATATTTCATTATCGATTAAAACACTATTTCTTAGATTAACTACTCTTGTTATAATACTATTAGTTTTTATACCAATAAACTCTGTAATTTCTAAATTTACACCAAAAATTATATTTTCCCCTAAAATATATAACATATTTTTATTAGTAAAATATGAAATAGATTCCTTTAATGAATATATTTTTTTTAATATTTTTTTAATTTTTTGTGGTTTATCATGGATTGGATCTATATAAACATATGATAATTCACTACCAAAATTATCATAGCATACCTTTTTGAATATTATTATATCATTATCATAATCCACTCTTCTTTCAGTTGGTAAAAATGTCCAATATAAATTATCACTGATTTTTTTATTTAAAATGGATATCTTATCTCCAAATATTTCTTTAGTTTTAGCCCAACCAACAATAAGTGTAGGTAAAGAATTATCCACCGATTCAATTTCATCAAATAACTTAAAATTATCTTCATTAATTTTAGAAGATGATACTATATTTCCAATATTCATATCACAAATATAATATATTTTTTTTAAAAATTCAATTGTTTATTAATTAACTGGGTTAATGGAAGTATCTCCTGGTACAATAGTAGTTGTATCTATAGATGGTGAAATACCATCAACATTTATACCTATCAAATCAAATCTACTTAAAACCCTAGCAAAATTATCAAAGCTTTTTCCCATAGTTGTACCTTCTTCACCTGAAAGTATTTGAACTGTGCGTGTAAAATTACTCGCACTTCCCCCATTAGAATATGAAAATGCGGATTCTAATCCACCGTAATTCCACTTAAATAAAGAAACTTTTACCGCTAACTCTATATTTGTTCCTTGTGGTGTGGTTGATGTAATACCAAATGCTTGATCTGGATCACTCAGTAATTGTGGAATTCCTAAAGCGGTACTGGCTTCCCAATATTCAGATATACCAATAATAGGAATATATCCTCTTCCTCTATATTTATGTGCAATTGTTTGCGCTGAGAAAGGACTCAGATTAGTAAATCCTGCCATCACACTAAATGGGTCATTAAGCCCAACATTAGGTGGTGGATTACCGTACGGGTTACCTTCAGCATAATACTCTTCTTGTTGCATAGTAGGTTCAGTAGGATCAGGCCAAGATTCAACAATGTGACTAAATCCATGACCATTTGCGTCAGATGATATTGTTATCATATTAGCTAACAACATAGTAACTTGAGATTTACTTGTGACACCCCAATTCGAAAATTGAGTTTGTAAAATCCCTCCTAATCCTGATTTAGTAGGAAAAAATGGTGGTGGTTCAATTACAACACCTAAATCTATTAAACTTTTATCATCAATTTGTGCTAAACCAAATGTAGTATCTGGATCTTTATTGGGGTCAACACCAATATTAAATCTATCTGGATTTTTATCTGTTTTATTAGTAAAAACAAATGGTTCTTCATCTAATGTTTCTGTTAAATCTGAATCTAAAAATGTAGTTATTTCTTCTACTGGTGGTGATAATATTTTACTTTGTCTTAAACCACTAAAACTAGTTACCATATGATTAGGTGTTATTGTATGATTAACATTAAGTATCATATATGCCCCATTAAAAAATGGCACATTATCTAATTGGAAATACATCATTGGTTGTAAGCTCATACACCCTAATCCTTCCACTTCACACTTATACGACCTACTTTTGAAAATTTTATATAAATCTGTTCCTTGATAGGATCTTTGTGTTCCACCTCTTTTATCAATTAAATCGGTTAAAGCTGCAAAATATTCTGCTGTTTCTCTATGTTCTTGTTGATTTAATGAAACACTTTTAAACATTGTTTGATTTTCTGCCCCATATGCAACTCTAAACGCAACTAAATTAAAATCTTCGTCTTCTTTATCTGTAGTCATATCTGGTGGGGGGTTGTCAAAAAATGAAAAACCATCATTTTTATATGTATATCTACTTTTTTCATTTAAATCTAAAACTTCAGAAGTGCCTCCAGCATATATACATAGATAAGTAGGACCACTACTAGCATTTCTTTGAGATATATTTGTTACTGGTCTAAATATATCTTTCATATCTTCCTCATCTTTAAAGTTTATAAAACTAGGTAATATTTGAAATAAAAAATTACTATCTCCTAATAATTTTGATATAAAAAAATAAAAATTAGTGTTCATGTTTTCCGATAAGCTAGCAACACTATCTAAATTTATAACTGCCTTATATCCTATATCATTAAATCCTCTATTTATAAATTTAAAATAATCTATAAGATTTTTACCTGGGGTACCACACGCATTGTATGATAATTGATCTTTCTTACTACCGGCAATCCATTTATCATAAATATTTTTAAAATAGTTATATA